TCAGGAATCTGTTGACGTTGAGCGTAAAGTGTGGGATGCGCTCATTAACGCGACGGCAGTTCAACTCCAAAGAGCAGCCCTTCATGGAGCGGTTGATGGCCCAACGGGTCTTGCGTCAACAGATGGTATTGGAAGTGTTGTTGGTGGCACGAATGGTCTTGCCCCAACACTTTCACATGTATTGCAGCTTATCAGGGAGGTTGCAATTGATGATGCAGATTTTGGCGCGCTTGGATTTATTACATCTCCAAAAGTGCGATACAAGCTAATGTCTACTGCAATTGAGACTGGACATCCAGAGAGGGTTTGGAATGTTCTTCAGCCAGATATGCTCGTAGGGTATAAAGCCGGAGTCACAACACTTGTAAGCGATACTCTCGATAAGGGTACATCAACAGGTGTTTGCTCTGCAATCTTTTTTGGAAATTGGAATAAGATGGTCCTTGCCCAATTCGGTGCGTTAGATTTGCTTGCTGATCCTTACACCCCCTCTTTAAAGCATCAGGTTAACCTGGTTTTAAATGCTTTCTATGATGTTGGTATCGAATATCCGGGAGCATTTTCAGCAATGAAGGATGCTCTTACAACATAGAGAATCTGTTTTCTTTCATGCATAGTGGTTAGGTTAATTGTTAAGGGCCGGCAAGGTCGGCCCTTATAAAAAACAAGATTAATGTCATTGATAAAAGTTTACTGGATAAAGAGTCATCCTGATTACGGTTATTTTACTGGTGACACAGGGGTTATTCAAAGTGAAAAGTTCAATGCTCTTTTTAAGGGTGGTTATGTTTCGCCACTGCCTGATAAGGAGGATAAGGATCTTAAAAATTCGCTTCCTATTGATCTTCCTGGCAGGGGTATACTTTTTAAAGCAGGCTACGACAGTTTGGATAAGATTCAAAAAGCCGGCGATTCGATTGCAGATCTTGACTTAAGTAAAGCAACTGTCACAAAAATCAAGAAATACCTGGCAGGATGAAAAGGTATAAGCTGAAGGAGAAAATTTCGAATGATCTTATATCACTTGGCGAACTCAAGGATAATCTCAGGATTACTCATAATAATGCAGATACTCAGCTGAATGATATTCTTAAATCAGCTATTGAGGAAGTGGAGAATGACTGTGGTCGCGTGATTTCTCTTTCATCTTATCTTCTTTACATGGACAACTGGCCTATATCTAATGAGATTGAAATTGAAAAAGGGCCAGTGTCTGGAATAACACGCGTCAGGTATTGGTCAAGCGGTTCTTTTAAAACAATGCCTGCTGATAATTATCAGCTCGATAATACAGAGCTGACTGCCAGGGTAAGGTTCTTTGATTTCCCCGCTGTTGATTCTGATAGGATGAATAACATTGAGATTGAATTTACTACCGGCTGGGGTACTCCAGCTGATATTCCAGGGAGCATCCGCGACGCAGTTCTGCTCCTGGGTTCAGAGAGATACTTAACTCCAGCTAACAGAAATATAAAAGGAGAGATGACCGCAGCTGGAAATATTTTGCGAAAACTAAGAGTGCAGCGATACTAATGGAAGATGTAGGTAAGCTTGACAGGTATCTGAGTTTTTGTGGTGCGACAACTACAAAAACAAAAGGAGGTGCGCCTCAAAAGGGGTTTGTTCATAGTTTTTACTGCTGGTGTTCACGTACATCTGTGGGCGAGGGATCTGAACAGTATCTTAATGAAAGGCTTGCGAATCCGTATAAATACATTTATCGTACTCACTATCGGGCCGATATAGATGAAACTATGAGGATTGTAGATGACGGGTTTAGTTATAATATTCTTTCTATCCACCCGGATGGGATAATGCTTGAGATATTGGCGGAAAGGGTAATCGAATGAGTGGAGAGTATATAATTCTTGAAGGAGAAGAAAAGCTCATGCAGTTTTTCAAGGATGCCCCTGAAAAAATCTACCGCAAGCCTGTTAGTAAAGCATTAAAGGCAGCTGCAGTTCCTGTGCGTCAGGCCATGAATAATTCTTTGCCTGCAGGATTGAAAAAGATGAGCAAGATAATCAAGATTAAGTCATCCAGGAGGGGGTTGGTTGTTTCGGTGGGATTTACAGGCAGGCTGGGAGTATACCAGAATCGTCGGGGTCAGATGTGGGATCCGTACATGCTCGTATACTGGCATAATTACGGTACGTTGAGCAATCGACTATCCGGTCATAGGTTTAAATATCCTCGGCGGCGGAAGACGGCACATTGGAGAGGTGGTATAATTCCAGGCAGATTTGTTGAGGAGGCCTGGGAAAATTCAGGGGAAAAGGCAAAACAAGTACTTGAAGAAACATGGTCGAATGAGATATTGAAATTATGTGATGATCTGGGGGTGAACTGAAATGATAGGAGAGGCGATACAGTCGACACTGGGGGCAATCATCCCTAATACCTTCTCGCAGATTGGAGATGAGGGTATCAGAACTCCGTTTTGCATACATGAAGAAAATGAGCAAGAACCTTTGTATTTGAAAGATGGAGTTACAGAATGTAATTGGGCGGTTGAGATAGCTATCGTAGATGACAGTCCTGATTCATGCGAAGAGCTTGCCCTGTTAGTTATTGATGCGGTTAATGCACTTGCTTTTACTACTGTGAATAATACTGAGTTTGGGCCTATTACCTATTTGGGAAAAGACCCAGGGTTTGATTCACAAACAAAAGAATACATCAGAGTTTTAAGATTTTCAATAATAACACAAAACAAGTAAACATGGCACGAAAAAAGGTGTATGCATATGATCTCGTAATGAAATGGGGCAATAAAACTATTGTTGGCCTCGAAACGACAGGTCTGAAAATGACTGGAAATTATGAAGAAATGATGCTCAAGGAAGATGCCGGTCAGGCCCAGGAGGAGTACATTGATTTTGACGCTAATATAACTTTTAGCGGCAGGACTATTGGGCGTGATACAGATGAGCTATCATCACATGAGGACTTTGAATCGCTACGCGAAACAGTGGCACTTGGGGCAACAGTCCAATTTGCTTATGGTCGTTTCGTTGCAGGTGGAAAGCTTGTAACCGGAATGTGTACAATACGCGAATGGGGAGAAGAAGCCGGAAGTCAACGACAGCTTGCTTCCTGGACTGGAAGTATGAAGGCGGTTCGCGGCACTGTGGGATTTCCAATTTATTCAACCTAATGGATTTGGATTATCTGACATTGGCTGACGGAAGAAAGGTTCGCATACTTTTTTCCATGAATGTGCTTGAAGAGTTTTCGGTAACTACAGGGAGAGAGATGACTGATCTGGTAGGAGAAAAAGCCGACATTGCATTACTCCGAAAAATTGCATGGCTGTCGGCAAGGGAAGGAGAAAAAGCAGATGGAAGGGAATTAGGACTTGATGAAATGCAATTTGGCCGGCTTATGAGCATGATTGCGATTACTCATTTTGTTGAAATTTTCCGTAATCAGATCACTCCGTCAACTCAAAAAAAAAGCGCGCCAGCGAAGAAATTTCCGAGGATTTTCTTCAGGAGGGGATAAGTGATCTTGATAAGTTTAGCTATGGATATCTCCGCCAGTTTGCATTAGGCAGACTTGGTATTGATCCAGTAAAGTTAGGAGGAAGCATTATTGGAGATCTGTTTGATGCGATGATTGGCTGGAGGGAGATGGAAAATGAACGATATATAGCACATGCGGAACTTATCAGATCAGCAACGGCAATTCTCTGGAATATCCAGGTAAAAATAGAAGACCGAAAAAGCGCTGAGGAACTCTGGCCTTTTTTATGGGAAAAGCAGGAAGAGCGGTTAACGATAGAGGAAATTGCTGAGCAAAAGAAGCAAAGGGAGTTGCAAAAGAAATGGATGGATAAAAACATGTAATGGCAGGTGGTGGTATTATATCAAACTTAAAGGTCCGCTTTGGAGTTGATTCCAGGGATTTTAAAAAGGGCTTGAAAGATGGCGAATCGGCCCTTAAGTCATTCAAGAAGGGTGCGGGTACTGCTCTTGAAGAGTTTGCTTCACTATTCGAAATAAACATGAAATCGGTGAATGAAGCAATAAGTACCGCCAGCAAGGCACTTAATTTCCTTGGAAGCAATCTGAAGGCTGCCCAGGGCGGAGCAAAGGCTTTTGCGGTTTCATTGAA